GCACAGGGAGAACATCTGGCTAAAGACACGGGTCCAGAAACCAAGCCAGTTATCGACCATCAACTGCTTAATCATCTGAATCTTCGTTGGGTCGATGGATTCGCCGACCTGATAGCCGTAGTAATTGCCGAGATTTTGCTCGATTTGTGCGATTACTTGGAAGGCGTACTCAACTTTGCCAGATGGAGGCTCAAGCCAAGTGTAGTCGTCCTTGTTGGAAACTGGCAAAACTTGTGCTGGAGCGATGCGATTGAGTGCACCGATGCGTTTGACGACTTTTACGGGCGGGAGCGTCTCCATCGCTGTTCGGTCACGGATGGAGTCATGCTGTGCTTTTACCTCATCCTGCTCGGTCTTGTTGATTTCAGGGATACCACGAGACTCGGCAACCGCACGGCGGTGACGCTCACGGCGGTATTCAATGAAAGGATAGTCTCCGTGGGCGTAGTTGAGCAATTCCTGTTTGGCGTACAGACCTTCACCGACACGAGGACTGAAAACAGTGTAGTAGATGGCAGGAACGTCGTCCTTGTCCAACTGGCGGTAGTAAGCCCAGACAATCTCACACAGGTTGTTGCCACGTTCGATGTTCGAATTGAGCATCGTAGTGGTTGGGATGAGGTTCGGGTCGTTGAAGTAGTAATGGTTGCCAAGCGTATTGGCCACCTTGTCCACCCATTCTTGGTCCCAGCCGTCAATCTTGGCCGTAGAACGCAATTCGACCTCCGTCATGTACTGGCGGCGGAAGATTACACGGGCTTTTTGTAGGTCGGCGGTCTCGGGAGGGAAGCAAACTTCGTCGAAAGGCTTGAGTGCCTCGATGCACGGAAGGTTCTTGGACATGTAGGTTTCGGGAATGTCCCCCTTGCCAGTTTCACGCATCTGCCTGACGAACTTAACAATGTCCTTCTTCTTCATCTGAGGAAGGTGGTCTCCGACCAAGGCGACGGCGTATTCTTCCTTGGACGGGTCGATGATGGAATTGACCATCTTGGCGTAAATGCCCTCCTGCTCCCCTTCCTGCTGTTCCTGCATGGCCATCTGCTGGAGTTCGGTCATGTCCATGGACTGGATTCGGACGGACATTTGCTGTTCCCAAGTCACCTGAACGACTGACCAACCATAGGTAAGAGCGTAGTCAGCGGCCAGTTCTGCCTCACGATGCAACTCATTCTTGATTTTGGTCTCGACCAGCCAACGCATGAGGTTGGTGGCAGATGCCGCCGCCATGGTGTCATTGATTTCCGTACCGCCTACCTTGAGGGTGCACCCCTTGAAAGCGGTAAGAAGGGTGGCCTTCTGGTCATTGATGAGTCGGTCAACAAGACGAATACGCACATCGGAAGCCCCTTCAAAAGGGAAGGCTGGGTCGCCATCTGGGCGGGCCCAAGAATGCTTCTTGCCGTCTTCGGTCTGACCGACCCAGCGAGCAAGGCGAATGTCGTCGGCGTAGTTCATCTTCGACACCATGGTGCCGAAGTAAGCCGAGCGTTCGTACTCGGACAGAAGCAACTGAATGTCTGGCTTTTCGCTGTGAAAGGCGAGTTTGTCAGAGTGTGGGTTTGGGCTGTTGAATTTCATTGGAATTGGATTTGATGAATTCTAGGAGACTGTCTCGGTAGAACATGTGTTGTCCTCCGATAGTCTTGAAAGTCTTTACCTTGCCAGCGTTGCGAAGACGAATCAGGGTGGACTTGGACAAGTTGAACACTCTGGTGGCGTCCGCCAGCCGAAGAAGCGGGGGAGTCTCTTTGGGGATTTCCATAAATTAGTAGGAGCCACCGCCGATAGCGGTGTAAGAGTCAGAACCGCCATACATCGGGTCCATGACGGCTAGGTAGCGAAGTGCGTCGATTGGGTCTTTGGACGCACCCTTTTCGTTATCCAGCCCAGTCCACTCTCGGAGGCACCAAATCAGGTTGTGGCAGTCCTCGGAGATGTAGAGTTTCGGCTGGTTGATTCCGCTGATTGGCTGATTTGGGTCGTAGGCGAACCAATCGTTCAGGATGGAAACCCCTTCTTCAAGGCGTAGGCCAGCCGCAGGGGTGAAATACATCGGGTTATCGCCTTCATCTAGCAGTTGGATGAGGGTCGTACCGCCTTCCTTCTGTATGACAGTGGTGCCGCCAGCACGAGGGTCGATGTACCTGTCGGCCATCTCCTCGCCGTTCTCAAGGTCAAGAATCAGGCTCTTTATCTCGTCAAGGCCCATACCAGCACCCTGACGTTGGGCTGGGCCAGATTTGCCATCAGGCTTTTCGCCAGCCATCGCCCATTCGCCCATGCTAATGTCAGGCCATTCACGATACACGAACTTGTTTCCATGTTCGTCCACACGCATCCAAAGCATGAACCAATTTCTGGCACCAGCAGGGTCAACAGCCATGTAGTTCGTACCATGCTCTGGGATTTGCTCCTTTGGGATGATGTTTGGCTCACCGAATCTCGGGAATTGGGAGCCAGATAACGACTCTGCCCATCCATAGGCTCGGATTTTGATTTCATAGGGGCCACGACCACGCAGGGCTAACTTGATTTGCTCGAACGGCGAGTACTTGTTCAACTCGGAGTGGAACCAGATTACCCCAGCGGCCCCTTTTGAGCACTTTGCCGTGTATGGCATGTGTCCCTTGGGGATGCTTGGGATGTTTTGGGTGTCTGCCAGCAATGTGGCGGGTAAGGTTTTCTTGATTCGGCACCCTGCCACGTAATCTTTGACGACTGGGGTAAATCCAGTGATGGGCGTAAAGGTGATAATCATCTTACCGCTACGGGTAGCCAGTCGGTAGCGGAGCGTTTCGACCCAATCCGACGGAACCAACTCGTCGCACCAAATCAAGTCAGGTTCGCCACCTTCGATGACCTTCTTTTCCTGCCCGTAGTTCATGAAGAAGCACTGGCTCCTGTTCGGTAGCACGAATGTGGCGTCCGTAAACCCGTTTTTCTGGGAATACTGGATGTTAGTCACCTTCGTCTTTTTGGCGTTCTTGAACTCTGGGGGCATGTACTTCCAGATGACCGCCTGTTGCATCTGGATTGATGTTTGGCTGGTGGTGTGAAGGCACCAGATTCGGCTCTCTGGCCGAGAACATAGCAACTGCATCACACGCTTTGCGGCGTACTCGGTCTTGCCAGCACGATTTCCACCCATAATCAGCAATTCCGTTCCGCCCATCAAAATCTCGTCGGCATCGGACCAGCAAGTTGGCTCGTATCCGTGCCTGTAAGGGTCGTTCTGCTCCGCTTGAATTTTCTCCTCACGGCGACGCAGAATTTCAGCGGTAGCCTCTGGACCAAGTTCTTTGGCAAGGTCAATCATCTGCTCCTCCGTGGGGAGCGTCATCACTGGGTGCTTCGTCAATTCGACGCCACCCACTGTTACTTTGTCGAAAGCCATGTTAGCCTAGTTGGTTAACCATAATCCCCTTGTTCATGGCTTCTGGTGCGGATGATTGCATCGCACCGCCTTGTGTGCTAAAAACAAGAGGAATGAATGGTCCAGCACACTGCGGCAAAAGCGTCTGAAGCGGGAATTGGCCAATCTTTCCGTCGCAAGCACCTTGAAGAACTGAACTTTTGAACTTCATCATGCCAAATGTCCCGTTGAAGGCCGAAGACAGCCTTGGTCCAGAAATCGGCCTTGGTCTTTGGTAGATTTGAGGAGAACTGCCTGTATCCTCCTCCTCGCCATCGTCATCTTCTTCGCCGTCAGGCGAATCCGCAGATTTTTCGGGCTTAAACGCCCTCAAATCTCGTGCCTTTTGACCCCTGCTAAGAATGTCCGATTCGGACAGAGTCCATCCCGCAGACCCCTTGCTGTTGCGACGCATGTTGGCCTGTCTGGCCACATCCATCTCAACATCACCAACCGCAACAAGCAGTCCGTTCTGGTTTCTGACGAAGTTGGAAGATTGGAGACTCCCTGACCGATACTTGTCGTTGGTCAGGGAGCCCTGAGTAACGCCCAACTTTGAGTTGAGTGCGTTAGACCACTTGTTTTCCCTTGTTGGGTCTAACTGCGGGTTCCCCCCAGAGGGTACGACTTTATCGCCCTCTGCCAATGGGTTTAGTAGCCTCGCTGGTTACGCTTATGTTCGGACCAAGCGGAGCCAGCGGCGACGGCACCGCCACCGATGGCCAAACCGCCAGCACCATAGCCAAGTTGCTTGTAACCAGACTTGTTGTTGGCGGACATGGAGGTGTGGACGTCCTTGGCCTTCTTGACGACGGCCTTGGGCACTTCGGCTACCTTGTTGACGCCCTTGGCCACCTTGTTGCCGATACGGCCACCGATGGTGGCGTCAGCCTGAGCACGGGCGGCGGCGGCGGCGGTCAAGGTCTTGTTTTGACGACCACGGGTGGAGGCAAGGCGACCTCGGTCACGAGCCAGTTTGCTCTGCTGAGAGAGTTGGCGACGGAGGGCGGCGTTTTGACGCTGGAGGAGTTTGAGTTTGGGAGGCATAGTAGTGGAAATTAGTAACCCCTTTGCTTACGCTTGTGCTCGCTCCAA